CGTCGGTCATTTCTCGTCCTCCTCAGGTTGCTCCTCCGGGAATCCGCAGCCCGGGCATGTCCAGTCGCCTAGCAGGTCGCGCACCAGCAGCTCGTCGCATGCCGGACAGATCATGTCCGGTTCATCATCTGGGTTTTTGCAGTGTCCAATCATTTTATTTAGTGGTTATTTTGGTTCTGATTTTGTTTTCGTTGAAATTCCATGTCAGCAGACATGATGCACGGTAACGGCTCATATTGAACATGTTTGCTCCGTTGCCAAGGGTCTGAATCTGTTTGGCTGTGGGCGGCAGATTAAGCCACGACCGTGTCTTCCGACACAAGCTAGTATCTCCGTTGGCACGAAGAAAATCATCTGCGCTTGAGATTGCAAGAATCTTATCGTCACTTACCTCCAGCTTCTGCACGCGCTGTCCTTCGACAGCCCCCACAGCCCAGAAGCAGCCTCCAAAAGACACGACTGCCGCCCATGCCTGCATGCCATTAGCCACTAGCACCAGGCCGTCAAACAGACTCTCCCACTGAAACGGTGAAGCGTCGATAAGCTCCACCTCAGTCATGCGGAACTCCTCGAGAATACCTTTGCTGACTTTATCCTCGTAGCCGCACACCGGACAGATCATGGTCGAGATCGGCAGGTCAATGCCGCAGCCTTTACACTTCTTGGACGGCGCCTCGCCCGGTTCTGATTCCTTGGCTTTTGATGCCAGTCGCACCTCGGCCTCGAGATTGCCGTGGGTCACCAGACTATAACCAAAATCCATTATGAGACAGTCGCTCTTGGTCTGCCCCGGATACCGCTCTGGGTCCAGTTTCCGCAGCCCGCGTCCCACCATCTGGAGCATCACACTCTTGCTCGAGCAGGGACGCACCAGCACAACGCAGGACACCGGCTGACAATCCCAGCCTTCAGTAAGGACGGCAACATTCAGCACGACCTGAAACCGGCCTTCATCGAATGCCTTGAGCGTGGAGCGGCGTTCTTCTTCAGCCATCTTGCCGTGGACAACAACGGCTTTGATGCCACCTTCTACAAAAGCCTGGCACAAGTGCTCGGCATGAGCCACTGTCGCGGTAAACACGACTGTCTGGCGCCTGCCGGCGTGTTGTTTCCATTCGCGAACAATCCGGTCGTTTAGCGGGCTTTTGTCCATCACCTCGGCCACTTCATCCATGTCGAAGTCGCTGGTCTTTGGGATGCGGTCGAGTTCTGCCTTGAGCCCAAGATCCATCACGATCCCTCTGGGGCGCACCAGAAAGCCACCCTGCACAAGTTCCCCAAGCTGGATGATGTCGGCAACGGTAGGAAACACCGAGATGAGAGCCTTCCGGTCGCTGCGCTGAGGTGTCGCCGTCAACCCCAGGATGTGCCCTTCCGGGTTGCGGTCGCGGAACTCCTCAATGATTCGCAGGTACGAAGCTGCGGCAACGTGGTGTGCTTCGTCAACTACAAGCAGATCAAGGTCTTGCGGCATCGTCGCAAGATTGCGTTCCTTGACGAGCGTCTGCACCATTCCAAATGTGGCGTGGACTCCCCAGTTCTTGCGGTCAGCGGTGAAAAGATCAGTCCGCTTCTTGGGATTGACTGCCGAGAACGTCTTACGGTTCTGGCTGACGAGTTCGTCTCGGTGCTGAAGTATCAGCGTCCGCTTGTATCTTGAGGCCGCAGCCGAAAGCATCACCGTCTTTCCTGCGCCGGTCGGAGCAACGCCGAGAGCGGCTCCGTATTTATCAAGTGCTGAGTGGCACTTCTCTACAAATAGTTTCTGTCTTGGTCGAAGAATCATAAAATTGCGCGAACAGCTGTTTCACAAGGTCAAATGAACTAACCTTCCCGCAGGATCTCCCTGCGTAGCATGGCTTTCGCGGTGTCACCCCTGACACGGAGTGGTGTTTACCAAAAGCAGGCTAATCTGGCTAGTTCGTTTTTGTTTCGAACCAGAAAAGCCTGCGGTTGAATTACTTCATCCAAGGTGGCTTAACCGCCCCAACGGTCTGAGCAGGCTTTGCTGCGACTGGCGCAGCTGCCGGAGCAGCCGCTGATACGGATTCAGCTCCACTTTTGGCAAGCGTGTAGTTTTTGTATCCGTTGCTCTTTGGATTCGGGCTGGTCCACTCCTTGACCTCGTTCCGGTCTGCGCGGCCATCCTTGCCCTTCTGGATGCCGATGACGATGTAGACCGACTTGGCAGACATCGCCATGCCGACTTCCTGGATGCCTGCGTTATTGAACGCATTGTAGGTCTCAGGGTTGGCAGGATCAAAGACTCCGACCGATTCCATGATGCGAGTGATCGAGCCTACGGCCATTTCCTTGGCTTTTTCGCTCGTTTTGTCATCCCACGGGTCGCAGATGATCCCGAAGATACGGCGTCGGTCGTACTTGCCGCCGTCTATGACAAGTTCAAGATCTAGATACCTGCCACTAGTAGACTGGCTGAGCTTGATGTCGCGCACAATGATGACGACTTTGGCAATGGTTCCGGCAGGGATCAGATCAAACGAAGTGCTGCCGGTGTTGGATGATTCAGGTGAAAAGAAGGACATATTATTCAGATTTGGGGATTGTAGTTTGGAGGTTGTCGATACGTTTGCCAGCGCGAATCTTCGCGATGATTTTTGCAAGGTTAGGTTCCTCGATCATCTCGAGGCAGCCCGAGCGGTCTTTGGCCGGAAAGCCAAACGGATTCTGCTCATGGCAGACAAAAGCCCGATATAGGCTTCCGTCTTCCGCCTTGAGGTTCGAGAGTGTCAGCACCTCATCGAAGACCCCCGGCAGCTCCCTTCCGGTTTTGCTGCCTTCAATTTGCGGCTCCCAGAAGACGCGCTTCAGTTCGTCCTCATCTCGGTTCAAGATGCCCACCATCACGATGGACTTAGGGGCATGCTGAAGATGCGTGATCCAGCGCATCATCTCACGGCCCAAGAGACCGTAAGCGCCGCGCATGTCAGGCTTCCCAGTGCGCTCGCTGAGTGCCTCAGGCTGGGTCTGCGCCCATTTGAAGCACTCGCGTGCTGCCACGGTAATGGAGTCTACGAACACGGTGTCATAGTGCTCGATTTCCTTGGGATCACCGAACATGGCGATGACTTGGTCGTACATTGCCTTGGAGTACGAGCCATTGGCGTCCGACGGGTCCGGTCCACCGATGTAGAGCGCGGCAGCCCGCGCCAACTCCCACGGATGGCATCCTACGGTGCCTGCGACGCCACGGACATCGAAGACGTTGTCCTTGGCCCAGTCCTTTCCAAGAGCCAGCGTGCCGGCCTCGAAGTCCAAGAAGAGGGTTTTCTTGGGATCAAGCGTTCTTGCTTGTGTGGTCTTCCCAGCCCCGGCGGGACCGAAAATACACATCGTCACCTTGTTGCGGGCCGCCTTAAGACGGTCATCCGCTTTCGTAAATTTAAGCATCTTTTTTGTTCAGTTTGATTTGTGGTGTGCTGAGTTTTGTCGTTCTGGCGTCCACCAGAGCGTCAATGAGGCCGGGATCGACCTGGTTCTTAAAGACCGCCTCCGACACGGAGAACTCGGTCTTTATGAGCTTGTTACCAATCTCGGGCGGCAACGCCTCCCAGAGTTTCCGGAGTTTGTCCTGATCCCATGCGACAGTCTGTTTGACCTCGTAGGTCAGCTTGATTCCGTCAATCTCCTTTGAGATCGAGCCGTGGCTTTTTTCTCGAGCGACCATCTCGGCGATGAAATCACCGGAAGTGCGGCTCAAGAGTTCAGACTCAAGATGCTGAATCTTGAGCTTGTAGTACTGCTGCATCGACCGAAGCGATTCGATCTCCTGTGCCAGTTCTGGCACGCTCATTTTTTCTGGGTCCATTTTTGATGTAGTCTTCTAACTTTAGTTTAAACCCCTCGTTTTCCGCGAGGGCCATTAATTGCATGAATCTGTGCATGGGAACAATCCCGTGGTAGATCCAATTATCCAGCGTTCTGTGGCTGATTTGGATTTTGGCCAGACACAGCTTTCTGTAAAGCTGCGCTCTGCCGCCGAACTTCCGAACCAGGCCAGTCACATCCATTTGTTTCATGGCGACAACAGAACTACAGTGCGCAGCATTTGCGTGCAATAAAAAAAGCGCACTTTTTTAAGTGCGCCTTTTTGTTGTTGGTGTTGAATAAGTTAGGACAGCTCGCAATCCTTGCGCAGGTCATTAAGCCGGTTGAGCCACCCCTTCAAAAAACGACCTAAATGTGGTTTCTTTTCAACCAGCGCCCGGTAGAAGGACTCTTTCTGATCGCACACTGCGATTGAAACCGCTTTCAGTCCGATCTCACTGATTTTGTTGCCTGTAGCACGGCTTGTATTCGGTCCCCACGCGCCGTCTGCAACAACACCGGCAACGCGCTGTAAGAACTTCATTTGCTGGCCGATACCAGTGTTCACGGCGCCATCGAACTGAATCTGCGAAAGCGGCCACGGCAACTCGTAGCAGTGCGCTTTCTCCCAGTAACACCGCTTGTACACAAGTCCCGCCTCTTCAACGGTTAGACTGTCTAGATCCAGCTCGGGATGGCTGGCAGAGTCCAAGCCAAACTTGGTGCGTCCCCCGGAGTCCCCCTCCTCGTCTTCAACGATGGCGTGCGCCATGTCTCCGTAATGTCCTTTGGCGTAGACTGTTTCGTGTTCCAAAACGAACTTTAGAGCCTTCTCAAAATCACTGCTCATTTTTTCTTAATCTCTTGAATGGTTTGGATGATTTTTGTGACCGTGTAGACCAGTGAAGCGATCATTACGAGCAACTTAACCATTTCGGAAAAATCACTGATACTGACCGCAAACGCAGCCAGATTCACAAAGTTTACCTTGATCATTTCCTCGATATTTTGCTCAAGCATAACCAAGGAAGGTGAGGTTTGAGGCTGGCGTTGGAAGTTTTCCGTTTTCATCGTAAATCCCAGAATACGGAGTGATTGTGTCAGGCGGCAGACCGTTTCCCTCGCTTCCTGCCGGTGGCAGAACGCGGTGAGGTTTTTGTAGCACCTGGAGGCCTGCCGGCGGTACGTCGTTTAGGTACCTCTGCTGAAATCTTGGAATCTGCGGTATTGGTAAAACGGTCATAATAGCTTGAGAAACAATAATTTGCGGCGAACGCTGCATTCAACAGGCACTCTGTCCATGATGGTGTCGATAGCGTAACGACATTGAGCACTGCGCCAGAGATTACCAACGAGGATATAAACTTGCGAATGTAAAACAACTCCGGATGGGAATGGATGCGGTGCTTTGGGTTTCCAAAGACACGGATGGCCATATCCACAACGGCGATGGCCACAATCCCGTTAGCTACGGCGTTTGCGATGGTGAGGGGGTTCATCTGTGAGAACTTTTGAGGTGAGGGTTTCTATCGCCCGCAGGCCGGCGAACCCAAGCAGGAACGCGATGCTGTAGCTATAGGTCGGGTCATCTCCGAGTTTGGTGACATGAAGAATCAGGGGCGTTACATAATTGGCCGATGCCGCGCCTCCAACGGTCGCTAGCACCGTTCTGCCGGCATTTAGCCCTGCTGTCTTGGACATCATTAGCAGCGCCCCAAACAGGCCCGCTATGGCGAACCCTATGTCGATGCCTTCGTCTTTCAGGTTCATTTCTTTTCAGCTTGATGAGCACTCCCAAAATAGAATCCCAACACCGCCGTAAATCCCGAGGTGAGCCCACCCAATAGAAGCGTCAATGTGGGATTATCCCAGAGCTTCATTGTGCCGGTCAAAAGCAGGCAGATGATCATCAGGTAGCACGCCGTGAGCGTCATGGCCAAAACCGATGGCACCCACGACCCGGTTGCGATTTGCATCGCTCGAGCGTCACCACGATCTTTGACGGCCAGTTCCTCGGCCCTGATGCCCAGTTCCTCAAGTTTGACCTTAAGATCGTTGTCGGCCTGACGCAGAGCCAGCATGGCCTCCGGCGTGAGCCGCCCTGAGGAGAGCGCGTCTTTAACGGTCTGCTCGGTCTTCTCGCTGAGTCCCAGCGCCGAACCCACGGCCTCAACGGCAGCGCCTAGCATGGGGCCGCCAGGCACCAAGAGTGAGCCGATTGTAGGTAGTATTTTTCCTAGCCAATCCATGACTTCAATAATGCCATCACGGTCACTGCAACGCTAGGGTAAATGAAGTCAGTAAGACCCTTGAGCGTCCACGCCCGAGGCTCGAGCCCGCCAAAGTACGGCATGTTCTTGCGCTGGCCACCGTAGTTCGCTTCGATGTTGCGGTATTCGGCCTGAGCGTACTCGCGCCCGATGAAGTAGAACGCGCCGGCAGCTGCACCTACCCACCAGTCACCGCAGGCAAGTCCAATAATGGCTTGCAGGACCAAAGCGATGACTGGGTGAGCTAGGTGGTGCATGTTATGCTTGCCCTCTAGTTGCTCTCCAAAAGAAATCACGCTGTGCTCCAGCGGGAATGCTGTATGTCAGCGTAAATTGAGTGGCCGTAAAGCTTGCTGGAGCAACAAACCAATAAGCTCCAGCATCTTGCACTCCAGCAGCCGTTACTTGCACCAAAGTTGGTACACCAGCAAGCCCATGATTTACAACAACACTTCCTGTTCCATTTGCAATGTTTGCAGTTCCAGAGTTTTCAGTAACCCACCCTCTGTTGTCTCGAATGATTTTATTCAGATCTGGCCCGCTAGGCTGATAAATTGCCAATTGTCCATTACCAAAAAACGCATTTGACTGAATGTTGTAATTTGTAACAGTTCCTTCTATGTAAATGCCATATCCGCGAGTAGCATTTCCATTGTTGTGGATTTCCATCCCGGTAACAGTAGCTTGAGCAAGTGCTGCTATTAAAATTCCGTTTCCACCGGGTGTGCCTGTTCCGCAATTTCTAATAAATCCACCAGAAAACACATGAGTCCCATCATTAATTTGCACACCATCAAAATAACAATAGTTGACTCGTATATTTGACCATCTTGCAGAAATTCCAGCAGATGGAGCAATTCTAATTCCACCTTCGCTTGTTGTGGCGTTTCCACAAGCTGATACCCAGATTCCTGTAACCTCAAGCAATGCAACTCCATTTGCTTCAACGTTTATGCCCCATCCTTGGCATGTATCAATTGTTAAACCGCTTCCAAGAAAAACCTCACGGTTGGTGATTCCAGCAAGAACGCTATCCATAAAAAGGCCACGGTAGCATTCAGATATGTCAACCCTGTCAATATAAACTCCACCGCACGCCCCTCCAAGATAGATCCCCTTAGAACCTGCCTTGTAGATTCTGAGGCCGCCATAAAGCGACAACTCAGCTCCAAAAGATTGATCTGAGTTTCCGCGAGCCTTAATGCCATCGTTGCTTACAACAACTTCTCCTCCTTCAATGGAGCACTGAGAAAATCTGTTAAAGAAATATCCATCGTAAAGCCTGTGCGCATTTGAGTTTGCAACATAAAAGTCAATGGCACCACATGCTACACTGAACCAAGTCGAGTTAGTAACGTAACGGCAGTTAAACGCAATGCCTGCTGACTTTGTTACTGTTGACCAAATTGCAAACTCCGAAAAAATTAATCCGCTGATTTCGTTAGTGCCGTCTCCAATTAAGAAAATATCAGCAGTTGCGGATGTGGTCGTAATTATGCTGCCATACCCATCCCCATGAATGCCTGTGTTACTCAGTGTTATAGTAAGAGCAGAACTTATTAAATAATTTCCAGCAGGCAGATAAACAACTCGTCCAGTGTTTAATGCAGCCTGAATCGCTGCCGTGTCATCCGTCGCTCCATCCCCAACAGCTCCAAACTGGAGCACTGAGACGATACCGTTTAGCTTCGATGCGTTTTGAAAAGATTTGCTGCTCATAGGATTAGGATGCTAGGCGCGTTTTAAGTGTGGAGATGTAAACGTCCTGTGGAGTCGGATACCCACAGGATACTTCGTATTTTCCGGTTCCAGAATTATATGCTAGACCAATCTGGTTAAGAGCAGCCGCTCCAGCCACGATATTTGCCGCTCCAGAAACTTTAGTAACGCCTCCAGCGTAAGCCAAAAACATAGCTAGACCACCTGCATTGTGGTGCAGAAGCACAAGACCAGATCCAACGCCGAGTTGATACGGAGTTCCGCTTGTAATTAAAATTGCTCCTTGCTTTGCAAAATCAATGCCCCAGTCAACTGACTGAACAGAATTTGTGGTAATTGCAGTTCCAGCTCCGATGTTTGGATACACCGTTTTGTTTATCCCGGTGCCACTATCAAATAACTGACCAGCAGTGTTATCTGTAATCTTGTTGTTTGCAATTATGTAATAGTCTGAACCTCCAGATGCGATATAAATGCCCCATTGAGAGTTGCCTGTAAATTCACCACTTTGGCCAATCGTGCAGCCAACTACTTTAAAATTAACAACTCCAGCACCAGCATAAATTCCGTTTCCTGTGTTTGAAGAAATTGAACACCCTATAATAGAAGTGTTTCGCACCGATGTATTATTAAGCAATACTCCATTTCCATTATTGTTTGAAATAACACAATCAATCAAATCTACATGTTTAATTAGTGCTGATCCAGTTAATGCAACCCCACCTTGTCCATTTGTTGCTATCCAAGTATTTGCAATTTTAATTAAATCAACTACACCTCCAGCACTTGTGTCAATATAAACACCATATCCATTTCCAGAGTCAAAAAAGCATTCATTGCATACTAATGCTTGAATTCGATTACCGCTTGATGGCTGAACCCTTAATGCTGATCCACTCCAAACAGTGCTAACGTGCCGAAGGGTAATATCTCCAGCAGCTTTTATATAAACCCCAGAAACTGATTGGCTTGTTTGGCTCGCCCCGTGAATCCACAAATCTTGCAATACAACATCAACTGGCCCTTGAAGTCCAGTTGCAGCATCAATCAGAATATTGTCGTTTGTGTTGTTTGCAAAAATACAATCCTTGACGTAAAACCCAGTTGCAGCGGGGCCAGTTAAATGAATACCATTGTATCCATTTAGAAATTGGCATCTGGTAACTGTTATATAGTACCCATTATTACTAGATAGATAAGCACCAGATGTCCTAGCGACTGATGCTTTAAAGTTTAGGTTTGCAATGGTTACCCCAGAATCATACGGCCATCCAGAAGGCGGAACAATTTGAAATGCAGATCCAGTTGCAAAATTTGGAGCAATGATTGTAGCTCCAGCCATTCCAATAATGGACACTGGAGACACAATGGAAATTGAAGTTGAAATCTTGTACGTTCCTTGCGGCATTAACACTGTTGTTCCATTTGCGGTTTGTGCCGCATTGACAGCCGCCTGAATCGCCGCAGTGTCGTCCGTCACCCCATCCCCAACAGCACCAAAGTCCTTCACAGACACGCTCTCACGAGCCTTGTCCTGCATGTTCCGCGTGACAGCACCTGTGCCGGCCTGAAGGAAAGAGACATTCGTTCCAGGCGTCTGATTACCGGTGATGACAGTGCCGCCACGGAACATCAACTCATCCCCAAGGGCCGCTGGAGTCGTCAACGTCACCGTGGAGCTGTTGGTCTCAACGTAGTCCACATTCACGGTCAGGTGCAGGCCGTTGCGGTAGACCTCGAGAGTGTCCGTCCCCGGCAGGTAGGTGAATGTCGTCAGCGTAAAGGTCGTCTGCTGCGCCGTGGCTGTGATGACCTGTTGTGCCACGTTGAACACTGCGGTCGGTGCATCAGACTGGTTGAAGGCAGAGTACACGAAGGCGCGCCGACTGTTTCGGACCGTGATGCTGTAGGTATCGGCCTCGACGTAGACGTTGCTGGGACTGCCATTGCGGCTCGGGAAGCCGCCGATGGTGCGGATCGGCTGCGGTGCCGGAATAGTCCGTGCCGCGTCCCAGTACACATTCACCGGCGAGGTCTCCGGGTTCAGGTTCGAGGCGCCGATGTAGATGTAGCCGTTCTCGAGCGGAGTTCCGTCGAGGTCGTTGAAGACCGGGAAAGGTGAGACGATGGAAGAGGACATTACTTGGACTCCTGTTGAGGTTGGTTTGGAACTTTTGCGCTTTGCGCTTTTAAAACATCTCCGAGTCGCTTCATCAGGGAAGCCTCTTCAGGAGATGCAGTTTTAACAGATGGCAGCTTTAATAGCAATTCTCGAACTGGTTTGGATTCGTAAGCACGCACTCCTGCTGTAGTTGCAGCGACTCCGGCAACAAGTCCTACTGGACCTACCATTCTTTCAAGGGCAGCTCCAATTCCAAACGGGACAAACTGGGCTCCAGTGGGCGGGTTTGCCGCGAATTCACCAGCTCTTTTCGTAAATTCTAATGCTTTTGTAAGTCCTTCCACCTGTTTCTGATCATCACCCTTGAACATGATTCCAGTTTGATCTTCTAGTTTCTTGATCTGAGTCAGGAATTTATTCGGCGTAAACCCTTCAAGCCCTCCGGCCTGATCTACGGCTTTGCGTATGACAGCAGCCCTTGCCGTTGCTCGCCCTGTTGAATCAAGATTGTCGTACAGCCGCTGAACTGAACTCTTGTTCTGTGAAAACAAAAGTTTTTGAACATTTTCAGGCGTAATATCTCCAGTGTTTAAGACTTTCCTCAAAGTGTTATCGCGAAGCTCATCTGCCATATCTGACAGATTTTTGTTTCCGACCTTCCATCTAGTGTAATCAGTGCGACCTCCTTCTGTTTTGATGAAGTCGCCCATGTCCTCACGCAAGGCATCGTAGATCTTGCGGACGGACTTATCTCCTTCTTCGCTGACAGTGGCTAACTCCGGAGCCTTAAACTGCAATCCAAGAAGTTTTCTGCGGGCCTCAAGATCCTTGAGATCCTTTCCAATGACATCCATGCCGAACGACTCAAGTTCAGCGATAGCTTTGTCATACCCGGTGCCGCTGATTTTTTTAAGCCTGTTGATTTCGTCGCTGACAACCTGAACAGTGCGATCAATATTTGGTTGATTGCCGGTGCCTGATAGTTTGTCGATGACATCCGTTTTCATTGCAGAGAACTTATTAATGACGCTTCTGCGCCTGTCAGTAAGTTGCTTTGTTAACTCTGGCAAATAATCAGTTCCCGGAAGATTTGCTCCAAAGTCTTCTATCAGCGTCTGCACTGCTGCGGCTCTTTGTTTTTCCTGTTTACCAAGCAGGCTGCCTGTCCCAAAGAAAGTAAGCTCTCTGGCCTTTGCTAGTGCGTTTTCCAAAGGAGTCTCTGGAGGAAATGCCTGTGAGGTCAAAGGAGTGATGCCGGCCTGCTCTGCTTCTCGAAGTCCTCTTGGCACTGCTGCCTTTTCGAGCGCACGCTCTGCACCAACGAACGATCCAAGCATTCCTCCTCCAAGCCCAGCAAGAAGCTGCCCTGGCACACCTACGCCAGCTTGTTCAGCCATTTGAGTGGCCCCTGCGGCTCCTGCGGCTCCAGCCATCTGTTGCGCTGGTTGAGATGCAAGGATTTCTCCTGTCATGGTCCGCAACGATGATGGCGCGGCACCAGCCATTAACGCCTTTCCGACTCCAATACCAGCAGCGGTTTCTGCTATTGCGCCAGTCATTGCTTGAGCAATTTTAGCAGAAGACATCTCAGCCTTTGGCACACCCAAGTAAGTCAGCAGATGTTGCATCGCCTCATCAGGCTTGCTGTAGTTCGTGCCAAATGTCTTGTTGATGCCTTCTATGATAGGACCAGTCAGCGCAGCAGCAGTTGCTCCAGCGATGGCTCCAGGTATTGCTCCTACGCCTGCAATAGGAGCGCCCATTGCCATTCCAGCCAAAGCTCCTGTTCCGATTGTAGCTCCACCACGCAAAGCTCCTCCAGCTATCTGCGCCGCCTCAGATGGCTGTTGTGCCGGAACCTCGATGGGTTGCTGAAGCATTCCAGCCTGCTCTACGGGAGCAGGCGCTTCCTGCTGCGTAGATTTCATCATTTGAGCAACAGCCTTAGCGGCATATTCCTCATTTGGGGCATCTACATCGTATTCTTGGCCGTTTGCTGAAACAGTAAAAGTTGGCATGACTATTTGCCCCTTGGGGTTACTTTCATCTGGATTCCATCAATCGTAAACACTCCACCACTCGGAGTAGTAGGTAGATTGCCTGTGCTTACTGGAAGTCCAGGTGCTCCGGTTGGACCTACCGCAGGTGTTGACTGCTCTGCCTGTTGCCTATCAAAAACCTCAACCACATTCTTGGGATTGATCCCATACCGCTTTGCAATCGCAGCCGTGTTGTTCTTGAAGGCGTTAAATTGAGATTCAGCAGATTTAATGGTTTTATCAGCTTGGCTATCAATGCTTTTGCGCACTGTATCTCCAAGAATCCCGTCGTTGTTAAATTTGGCAATCCAGCTTTGGTATTGCGCCACTGGAGTAGTTGATGTGATCTGCCCACTCTCAGTCACGCTTACAACTGAATTTGGATCGTGCAACTTAATGAATGCAGTGATCCTTGCCCTGTCTCCCTCTGGAGACTTATCGGCGCTCTTGATGATGTCGTAGTTGTCCTGACGGATGAGGAAGTTGCGAACAAGAGGCTGCGCTTGGAAGTTTTCGCGCATCAAGTTCTCTTGCTTCATTTTTTCCTCTAAATCAAGAGCGCCAGTTGCCTTCAACTCTTTGAGGGCAGCATCTGCCTTAGCAAGTCGGGCCTGAGCCTCCTGTAATTCTGACTTGGTTTTTTCACCAGCAGCCTCAACCATTGCCTTTGCGCCAGCCCCAGCTTCCTTCATGTCCTTAGTGACAGCATCCCATCGTTCTGGGTATGTGTTTCTAAGGAAGTTTGAGGCAGTAATCATTGCCTCTCCGTACTTTTCCTCTTTCATTAAAGACTGCACTGGCTGCAAAAGTGCCAGTGCTGCCTGTGCATCCTTGTCGTTTGGGTTTTCTTGTAATGTGTTTTCAGCACCTTTTAGAGCCAGTTCAACAGATTTGGCAGCAACAGCAGGCTGCCCGGATTGAACTGAGAAAATGACATCAGAAGCTGTGTTTTCCAGTATCTTGCCAGTCCTAGGATAGTCCTTGAGCATCTTCTGGAGAGGCTCGTAAGACTTTGGAGCAAAAGCCGCCGCTCTATACGAAAGATCCAGCAGCTTCTCTCTAGTTGCAGATGTCGGGTCAGCAGACAGCTTCATCATCTCTGCACGAAGAGCGTCTGCTTGTTTGTTCAACTCCTCCTCGCGGCCAAACGTAATTTTGCTTTGCCTTAGCCCCTCCAGCGCAACATCACGAGCAGTCGCAGATTGAGCCTGACTTGCTCTTTGGGCAGCAATAGACTCCTTCAGCCTTTCCATTTCCAAAGGCTGCATCTGTTGCTGAAACGCAGCCTGCTGCTGCTGAAGCGCACTCTGCTCCTGCATCTGGCGAAGCTGCATGATGCCCGTCAGGCTCTGAAGGAAGTTCTGAGCCGGAGGCTGGGGGATGTTTACGGTGTAGTCGTATGGTCCGGCCATAAAATTAGGAGCGTTTTAAGAATGGAGCCAGCGCAAGAGTTTGAGCAACTCCACTCAAAGCCCCAGTAGTTCCAGCCATGCCTTGTGCATAGGCGTTTGCAGCACCAATAGTTCCAGCAGCCTGCGCCTGTCCTTGGCCAACAAGGAGGTTCCCGATGTTAGATGCTGACTGAGATCCAGCAGCAGCAGTACCAGCAGCAGCAGCCTGCCCAGCTCTCAACAGGTTTTCAGCAGAGGTGGAACCAAGCGATGTCAACCCCGCGAGCTTGCCGTATTGCGACTCGATAAGTTGGTTGAGTAGAGCGGGACGAAACTGAGCCAGTGCAGCCTGCACATTGCCTCCTCGAAGTCCACCAGTAGCAGCAGCGTTCTGAAGGATGGCTTCTTCTCCTTGCCGGGCCAGTTCCTGAAACTGAGCACTCTGTTGTATCTGTTGAATGGCAGCCTGCTGTTCGCCTGCTCCGCGCAGGCCTGCCAGCCCCTGCATGGCCTGTAGCGCCCCAGGACCAGCCTCAATGTAGGGCTTAGTCAAGTCTGGCCGCCCTGCCTCGACATAAGGACGAAGCAGTTCTTGAATCTGTTGAAACTGTTGGTTTTGAACTTCGATTGCGCTTCCTTGTGCAGCAGCCTGTTGAGCGGCAGCTTGTCTTGAAGCGGCTGCACCCTTTGATGCAGACATTTGAGACCCAACAATGCCCGCTGTCGCAGCCCCACCAAGAAGTGCTGTTCCTGCAACACCTAAAGCTGTTCCGGCTCCAACTCCAGCAAGAGCTAGTCCTCCTCCAACAAGTCCTCCAATTCCAACAGCAATCGCACTCATTTTTGATCTCCTTCTATGTGATAGCCATTCACGTTAAGCGCCTGATAGTAGTCCACGGTGATTTCTTCTCCGTTGTCTCCACCTTGGCAGCCACGAATGTCTTTTGATGCCATCGCATAAATGTCTCCGTCATCATTCTTCACAAAGAATGCGTTTGGGTTCGCAGAATGATTTGTGTAGCGCCCCAGCGGAGTCCGTTTTCCTGCGATTCTGGCCGGGCCAATCACTTCAAAGGCTGCAATCGGGAAGGATGCAAACGTGCCAATTCCATGAATTGGACTGTGGTGCAGCGTCACTTTCGGTGCAGATCCCAAAGGAAACGGCATCTGATCCTCTTCGCACTGCGAGATGGAACTGACAAACGCCTCGTCCATCCCAAAGGCATCCAGCACGTCCTCAAAGTCAACCCGGTCCTGAGCATGAGCACTCTGTTGCAGCTTGAAGATCCTGTCCTTGTGCTCCAGCCATGCGTCGCTCTTGTCCAGCAGGGCAGCCTCTAGCTTCTCAATGTCACGCTCTTCTGTGGCATAGACATTCTGCCACACAGTGTCTTCAACGATGTAAGCCAGCTTTCGCCCAGGGTTCGAGGTCAGCACGGCAGGCGCCACCAACTCCACGACATCTCCGCCTTCATTCAAGAACTTGAGTTTTCCTTGCACCAAAATGTTTGTGTGAGCGTTCTTGTGCCGGTGGCCAAGGATCAGTGATCCAGCAGGCATTCTGACCTCGCGGATGTACACCCCGGGACCAAAATGGTGCAGCACGGGGCAGTCAATCTGAGGAAGCTCAAGTAGCTTTGCCTCAACCTGATCCGTGCAGTCAACCGGCGCTGAAAGCTCACACAGCATTAGGTGATCTCCCTTCCAGCAGCAGAGATGGTGAGCGACGTAGCAGAGCTGGCCAGCGTCGAGATGAACCCGCCGGCTTCGAGAACCTGGCCGACAAGCTCAGGGCACAGGTAAGTCTCACCGGGGACAATGGAGCGAGTCTTCACGATCAGGTTAGCCGTGCCGGCAGTGCCGCCGGACGCCACTAGATTCACGCTGAAGGTCACGTTCGCCGTGTTGGTGTTTGTGACCGTGAACTTATCGATGATGGCCTTGCAGTTCGTGGCCGTGTACTGCGCTGTCTGCGAGTTCTCGGCTTGCTTGGCTGGAATTAGGTTTTTGACGGTGACTGCCATATTAGGAGATGTTGTCGGTAACAGTAAGAATCAGCGACGGGATCGCCGGGACTGGTGGACTTGCTGCCGAGGCAAATATCTGGCAATTCAGGTCATCTGTACTCCAGACCAACTCGAAGTAGTCTTCGGCGTTGAGTGGCAGCACAAAATTCCAAGCAGCAACGGTTTCACCGTTGTTGCCTTGAATCCGAATCTTAGTCGCAGAGTCCGGGATGTCAACCCCGTTCACCCGGCACCAGATGTAAATCAACCCAACACCGCCAGTGGTCTTTGCGAGCTGCGCCGAGAACTGGAAGTTGTAGATGCCATCCGTGTCCACATAAACACGGCTGGTTGGTGAGCCAATGTATACCCCAAACGAGATGTCTGTGACATTCAGCGTCATTGGGTAGGCCGTGTTGATAACTGCGGCTGTTTGAAGTGCCGTGCTATGGAATGCGCCGTACCGCTTGCGCCGGACCTCGTTAATGACGGGCGGCAGAATATCAGCGGTTTGGGACACCTGAACTACTGGAGGTGTGATGTCGCCGATAGTCACGACACTGGCGTCTGGGGGCGCCAGCGCGAGCAGTTCCACTGCGTCCGCCAGTTTCGATATAGCAGAGAGCGCCTGCACTGCCTTAGAATCGGCATTCTGTGCGTTTACGGAGACTTCCTCGATGACAGTGTTGCTGTCATTAATACTTGATGGAATCAGCGCAAAAAGCTGCTCAAAAGCCCTGATCGCCCGCTGTGAGGGCAGGAACTGAGCCAACTCGTTGCGAGTGATCTTGTATGGTCCTTCGATCATACCGCAAGCGGTTCAATTCTAGCTTCAAGCCGTGCCACCGAGAGCTGCGCGTCGCTTGTGCCACGGAATTTCTGCGCTCTCCACTGCCGCATGCGTCCCTGCTGTAGCCACGAAAGCCGTTTACCTCGGACTCCGGTCTGGCCGGCCTTGCAGACACGCTCCTGGCTCCAGTTTAGGCCGTCCTCGGTGTATGAGGTCCAGATACTGGGGTCGGTGCCAAAAATCGAGTTGCCAGTGAGCGCGATTAGCTCCAGCTCATGGAAGATCAGCCCACGGCTTTCGTTGTAGAGGATCACGGTGGCAAACTCCCAGCCATTCAGGTCTCCCCAATGGGAAGAAAGCGTGTCGGACAAGCATCCAAAAGTTGTGCTCTTTGGGTCTCCCACGTTCCAGCGGTTGTACACCCACACGAGGTTCTTGGCGCGGTATTGAGAGTTCCCAACAATGCTGCTTGTGAGCGTAAACCAGACTGGACTTCCAGAAGCTGCGGTGGCTGCCCCATCAAACACCAGAGTCCGATCCGGCAAGTGAATGTAGAGATGCCTGTAACCTTTATCAACACGAGCCTCTACAAGCACTGCTGAAAGCTGTGATTCCGTGAACTCAGACAGATTTAGGTCAATCTCCCGGGTTGAAATCTTCTCAGCGTTGCTGCCAGAGATAAGCCACACTGCCGGAGCTTCATTCCGGCCGCCGCCAATGAATGCAATGGACTCCATGAATACACAGCAGGCGTTGGTGCCAATGGCACCGCGCTGTACCTGAGCGCCTTCCACACGCTGGAACGGAAACAGGCTTCCTCCCACGTTGTCAAAGACTTCAATCGTGTGCCGGTTGAGCGCGTAGACTTCGTTACGGACCTTCAGGAGTGCCACAATCGGATCAGGGTCAGCTTCAGATGACCCATACTTGAGCGGGTTCACCGAGAACGGGTCATTGAGTTCTGTGACGATCAGATACTGGCCGTCTGTGGTCATGAAGTAGCCATCTACCCAGACGACATCAACAACGGTGCCGAGATCAACGTCTGTGACCTGCTGAAGGCCGGTGGCTGGCTTGTACAAGAACAACTTCCCGCCAGAGGCGATAGCCAGGTAGTCAAACGAGTAGTCAAAAGTAACCTGCCCCGTGCCCCCGACATCGCCAATCACCGTCACCACGTTGGTGCTGGAGATCGACACCAGTTTGGTGCCCATGACACGGTAGAGAAGGTTATTCCACTCGATACCGCCGCGGTCGATTCCGGGGCCGTTGCCGAGGCTGACAAGCCCGTCTGCCGGGCGGAAGTATCCTTTGGAGATCCCAGTTTCGAGCACAACGGGCACCATATTGCGCGGGTACTCCACACGGAAGTCACCGGCAGTGTTCGTGTAGATGCCGTTGAGGATCGGAACTTGCATTACTTCTTCTTGGCAGTCTTGGCGGCAGCCTTAAA